GGATTTCATGCAAGACGAACTCGAAGACGAATTAGAGCTAGAAGATTGGGCTGACGAGGCGCTCTGGCTGATCTGCCTAAAATGTGGAAATCCGCTCGAAGGCTGTATTTGCGAGGATGTGATAGGGAAACGGATAGAGATACAAAATCATCAAATGGGAAAAGAATTGATAGTTTGGCTAATTTCCTATTGAGAAAATCCGATACCAATAAATGTAATCTTTTCCACTACAAGATTGATGGAAATGAAAATATTTACTACCTATGTCAGGTGTCTAATCAATTAAGGGAAAGGTAAGATTTAAAGTTAATCAAGAATTTTAATGCAATAAGATCGAAACAAGGGGAAATTCATTGATGTCTGTTGGTGGCTTTTTTCCCTTGTGGGCCTCTAAACCCCTGTGATAATTGGAAATAAAAGTAGCTTGGTCAATGTCCTGATCGAAAAATATGGTCAATCCTATCGTTTTTTCGTCTATTATGAAAAGCTCCGACTCTGGCGGTGTCATGTACTGGCCCGATATTATCTTTTGGTTCTTAATGATAGGCATAAACACCACACCCCATTTTAATATAATCTTCGATTATACCATCACATTGAGAACAAAGCAAGAACAGAATGAGAACATCATCATTAAGTTGTTGATAAGCTAGGAAAAGGCCCTTCTTTTCGTCCTTATGTCCATAAAATCGTACAAAGCCCCTAGACCATCTCCTAATTGATCCATGTATTTAGTTGTTCTTCTTGTGTTCGATCCATTGGTTGATTTTTCCTGTATGACAACAAGATCAACAATTTTTCTACAATTCTCTGGTACTTTTCCCAATAAGATTGAATACCATTTGTAGCCATCATTAATGGGGACATAATCATGGTTATTTGTTGAAGGCAATCTTTGTTCATAGGACATAATGAGTTTTTGGTGCTTGAAGGACCGATAGTAAGCAGCCCTTAATTTAAGTCCAGCAAAATAATAGCCAACATTCACTTCTGGGACAGGGTGAAGAAGATTCTTGGCGAAAAATTCCGCAAAATAATCCTTTGGTTTAATGGAAAAAATGTAGTCAGCCCCCTCTTTTCTATGATAGTTAATCTCAACTTCGCCCTCCCTGTTTGGATAATTTTTTTTAATTTCATTAATTAAATCCTTTGCAGATCCTATTTTCTTCTTGTTTTTGTCTTTTTTTTTCAAGATAACTCCTTTTTTTTACCATCTATCGTATTCCTCTTGGTTGATTAGTCCTTCGGAAAGCATTTTAGATACTTGGTCATCAGAAATATTGGGAATACGAATACCCTTCTTAACGAATGATACATATTTCTTGACATCAAAGAGGGGATCAAAATCGACCACCACTGCCTCCAGGCTGATTTCATCAAAGATTCTTTTTGCTAGGAAACGCTCGCAGGCCTTGTAGTAATCCCCTTTATCAATTTTATAATGATTCCACTTTTCTTTCAGATCCTTCTTATCTTCCTCTGACAGCTTACTCCATTGCTTAAAGCTATCGCTCTTTGTACTACGAGATTTTATCGAATCTATATCTTCCCAGAATTTTTCAAAAGAAACAGAATACTTTATTTTTTTATTAGTATAATTATTAGGTTTAAGTATAGTTATAGGTATAGGTATAAGTGCTTCGCTTTTGCTTTCGTTTTGCTTGGTGTTTGCTTGACCCCCTCTTTTCCCAGCTTCGCTCCTTATTTCATGAAGTTCATTGACCCTTTTCCACTCCTCTTGCTGTGCTTTTTGGTAGTAGCAGTTATCTTTATCCAATATAAAAAATTTTTTTAATATTTTATCTACTACTTTTTTTGATCTTTCATCATGGGCCTTGCTGATTTCATAGATTTCTTCCTTGTCGTTGCATAAAAGAGCTTTTGATTCCCATGCAAAGCAAAGCAACCTCCAGTAAATTCCCAATTCTTCATTCTTTAAATTGACAGTATTGGCTATGAAGTCATTGACCCTAACAGGCATTGAAAAGATTTTATCATTCATTCATAGCCATTTCTAGAAGGTCCTTTTCCATTCCTACCCATAAATAATCTAGCTCTTTACAGATATTAAGCCATCTGAGATAGATTTTCCATTGTTGATGGGTCATCAGGTCTTATCATTTTAAATCGTAGAAGTCATTAGCTGATACTTTTCTTTTCGTCAGTTTAAAAATTTTTTGCATCATTTCTTTTTCACGGGGAATATTTGTTCCTACACAATATCCTCGAAGTTTCGCTATCGGATTTTTAATGGTTAATTCAAGCAATTTTGCCAGTTCACTATACCTAATTCCCTTGGTTGTACGCCATTCTTCTAATTTCATATAATATTTCTATATTATTTGTTTGAAATATCAAGAGAATAATATATAAAAATATCATAGAAAGGTAAAAATGGATATAAAGAATGTAACTAAAATGTTCAGAGGTAGGGTGGATATTCGCTCATACGAGGTGAGTGCTTATATTAAGAAGGGTGGGGTTAAGATTGAACATGATGGTCAATATATGATTTTGTCGCCAGATCAACTAAAAAAAGGCGAAGTGATGACTAAAAATTTAAAGAGCAAATTTAGCAACCAAACCTATGACCTTCACTCATACATTTGGAAACCCATTAATGAAAATCAAGGTCAATTAGTATGAATAGTTGCTGTAAGTGTGATAAAATTGCTGAAGTTAAACATCAATACAAACATCCTAAAGCAAAACACCCTACAAGAGTATGGTATTGTCATAATTGTTATGAATTAAAATATCCTACTTTTACAAAATGCTGCAAGTGTAATGGTTCTGCGGACCATAATGCAGAAGTAAAAAATAACTGGTATTGCTATGAATGTTATAGAATTAAATTCTGTACCACGGACAAGGTAAAAAAATACAGGCCTTGGTATACCTGGAATTTAACGCCAATAAATGACAAACCATTTGGATAAACTATGAGTAAAAATAAATTAAAAGAACTGGAAAAAAAGTACAAAAAAATGTCAAAGCCATTTAAAGCTGTGAGTAAAAGATTAAGTAAGTTTAAAAAATTAACTTGGGAAACTGAATCTATAGTAGTGAATGAAGATTCTGACTATAGGTTTCAGGACCATTTAGATGAAATTAAAACAATAGAAAAGATAAATAAATAATGAGTGATTTAAGATTAATTAAATTAATTTCTGACTATAGGTTTTATGGAGTTTTAATTCTAGAATTATTATCATTTGATAGTAAAAGAATTAAAGGAGCGGTGATTTTTACAAAATGTGTATTTGTATCCTATTATTACACAAAGATTAATAAAGATTCTAAAAAGTTATTTTTATGGATGTTTCAAAATGCTGATTATCTTACAAGAAAAGCAATGATTAGAAGGTTTTATTTTAGTAAAACTTTAAGCCCCTATGGAAAATATAAAAATTTTATACCCGATATGGAAAAATGGTCGGAAGAAATGAAAAATGATAAAAGTTGGAAAGGAAGTTTAGACTTATCTAAATTGCGTAATTTATAATGCCAACAGGAAAATATGAATTAGATGGAAGATTGCTACCTGGTACGACAACCATTATAGGTAAGTTTAAAAATAGTGGTGCTTTAATACATTGGGCCTGGAAGCAGGGTATGGACGGAATTGATTACCGTGAAACACGGGATCAGGCAGGGGAACAAGGAACTTCCGTTCATTACCTTGCTGAATCCTATATTAAGAAATGGAGCTATGAAGAACCAACTGATGAAAAAGTCATCAAGGCCTTTAACAAGTTCAAGGAATGGTGGGATGAACAGAACTATGAAGTTTTGTGGACAGAAAAAAAAAATGGTTTCTCCAAAATTAAAGTATGGTGGTTGTCCTGATCTGTTGGTTAAAAAGCTCGTCCTTTATCAAAACGAAAAGGGGTATAAGACCTTTGTCCCACTAATCATTCTTGTTGATTTTAAAACTGGGAAAGCTATCTATGAAGATACAGTAATTCAGTTGGGTGCGTATGGTCAACTCATAAAAGAAACTGACAATATTAATATTGATAAAGCTATTATAGTCAGGTTGCCGAAAGACAACAGCAAACTGGAGATTAAAGAGTTTTCTAAAAAAGATTTAAAGTTGGGGTTTGCCCAGTTTAAGTTGTTTAGAAAAGGATGGGATAACCATGCAGAAATTGAAAAACTTTTTACCAAAAATAAAAGGAGTAAAAAATATGTTAACAGGTAAAGTAAAAGAAAAATACCAAACTGGAAAGGGATTTCCTGGATTGGTTATTGATGTAGACAACCCTAAATTTAAGTTCCCCCTGAAAGCCTATGACAAGACTAATGAGTTAGGTGTTGGTGATATTAATGTGGACCAAGTGGTTGAGTTTGATTGGGAAAAAACTGACTTTGGAAATGTCATTACCAATATTATAAGTTCAGGAGATGGGCCAACTCCCGTTGCACCACCCCAAGACAATACTGATTTTAGCTATGGAGCGAATGTCAAGCCAACAGTTGTAGCCTCAAAAGAAACCGATGAAATGAAAAAGTATATGGGATTGGTGGATAAGGCCTTTGGTATGATTGATAATTTTGATAACTTAAAAAATCTCGATCAAGAAAACAAGAGGGCAATCTGTATAGGAAGTGCAATCCAACAATCAAGGGCTGATTATTTCAATAGTAAAGATGGTCAATAAACCGAAGAACAAGGGTAGGGTTAAGGAACACCTGGTAACAAAATGGTTTCAGCATCAAGGGTGTATGGCATTTAGAACACCTTTAAGTGGTGCTTTAACTGCCTTTCCTGGTGATGTTCAAGCCACCATTTGTCAAGACTTGAAGCTCAAGATTGAAGTGAAGTTCAGAAAAAATCCTCCTAAAGTATTTACAGGTTGGATTGGGGGTAATGACCTTTTGGTTTTAATGCCTGAAAGAGCAACGGTGCAAGACAGTTATGCGTTTGCTCCCATGCGAACCATCCAGGATTTCATTCTTAAAATTTTTGAACTCGAAGCAAAGTTAAAAGAGTATGAAAAAAATAATTAATCAATGAATATTATCACCCTCCTTTGTGCAACCTTATCCCTGATGTGTTCTGGCGTGTTTGATTGGGACTTTGAATATGATAATCGTAAAGAGTTTATCGAGGGCATTAGGGATTGTGCAGTAGCCTATAATAGCATCTTGCCAGAATTTGAACGCCTCCCCATAGAATTAGTATTGGTCCAAGCCCTGCATGAATCGGGTTCGGAAGGCCATTCCAGGTTTGCTAAAGATGGAAAAAACTTCTTCGGCATCAAGGCGGTACACGGGGAAGATCATATCGTTTCCCTTGCTAATGCAAGCGTTAAAGTCAGACGCTTCACAAGGGGGTGCGATAGTGTTATAGCCTATACCGATTTATTAAATGAAAGTTATCATTATGAAGATTTTAGAAATGAAAGACTACGCCAATACACTGTGGACCAAGTTGATATTGAAAAACTTATTGAAACTCTGTCGGTCTATGCGGAAGATCAGAAATATATTTCCAAGCTAAAGGATATGGCTTACACCTTACGCAAGGAGGGGATCATCAATGAAAATAACTGAAGAACAAGTTGAAAAGAATTTAGAATTTTTAACTTCCACCGATCAGAAGGAGGCGGAACTGGAAGTTGCCATGCTCCAAATGGTAAAGGAAGAAAAACATTTAATTAATAAAATGAAAGTAGATAGATTTGGAAACCACAAATCCAATACGGAAAAAGAAACACAAGCCTATGCGAGTGATGACTACCAAGAATATATTACAAAATTAATCAAGGTTACACTTGACTATAAAACAATTCGCAATCAAAGAGATACTGCTGAATCGTATAACAGCATGTTTCAATCCATGATTAAGAGAGGGGCAGTATGATTTGGTTTCATGTTGTCGAGATTGCTCTATTGTTAATCATTATCTTTTTATTATGGGGAATAGGAGAACATATATATAAATGACAAAACATATTTTACATATTGAAGAACTCTCCGAAGGTGGAGAGAATCCCAAAACTAAAGTGCATGAAAAAACTGCTTGGAGAATTAAGTTCTTTGACGGAGAGGAAAAGATATTGGTTAAGTATAAGATAATAGAGTATCTCTCAATGGCATACAGAAAGGCTGTTGGTCATTTTGAAAAAAAGAACTGTTGAAACAACGAGTGGAAATTCCGTTGTTGTTTGGTTTATTATTTTTCAAGATGGTCATAGTGGAGATTTGCTAGGTAAAAATGAATTT